GTTCAATGAAGTATATACTTATACTTATACTTATACTTATATTTATACTTATACTTATACTTATACTTATACTTATACTTATACTTATACTTATATACTATTACTACTAGTATATTACTACTATACTTTATTATATAATATTACTACTATACTAGTACTACTAATATTATTATACTACTATATACTCATCTCACATGTGTAGTCTTGTTATGTCCCAACTCTACTAATACTACACAACTACTAATATATTATTAATTATACTCTTATATTATTATTATTATTAATATATTATTAATTCAATAAATGGTGCAAAAATCTCTAGTGTGTCTCTCATCTCCCGCACTATACACACTCCCCCCAGCCACCCCTCTAATCTTCCACACATACACACCTGCCTAATGATTACGATTACTATTATGATTACTATTACTAACCTACCCACCTAAATGATAACAACTATCAATATTACTATTACTATTACTATACTCTCTCTCTCTCTATTGTGTAGTACTATCTAATAATATTATGTTAACCAAGTATTGTGTAGGTGTATTGATAATGAGTATTATTATTCATATTATATAATATCTATAATAGCTATCAGTATCACTACTGTAGTTTAATCCTTAGTAGATTACTATGGTATAAAGTTATTCACATACTTATTCACATACTTATTCACATACTTATTCACATACTTATTCACATGTGATTACTTAAGCTAAAATTAAGAAAACATCCCTTTCAAAACTTGAGTGTATATGACTCAACTCTCTTGATATAATAACACTCAAATAATCCCTTTCAAAATATACTTAAATCCCTTTCAAAATACTATATACTAATGTAATCTCTTAAGTATTATTTTATATGAATAATGCTATAATATTACATATAAAGAAAGAGGAGCTACACAATGAGTATCACCTACAAGCATAAACACACTGGTAAGACTATCACACTAGAAGGTGTAGAAATACATATCTATTCTATCTACCTAATGATGAAAGGATATAATATTGCAATTGTACAAAGAGGTATTAACAATGCTTAAGAATACTATGTATATCTTATTATATATTATTTTATTTCTACTAGTAGGTTATTCATTTACTTAAGATAGAATAAAGGTAATAGGTAGTATAATATTACTACAAGTTACTAATAAGGTGCGGTAAGTCTTAACTTAATCGCTGACTACGAGATACAACACAAAAACATAAAAGGATATACAATGCTTAGTCAAACCACAATTAATAGTCTTAAGAGTTTAACTCTTTCAACAACTGCCTTAATTACAGCTGAAGGGAATGTTAATGTTAAGAGTAAAGAACTACTCTCTTTGTTTAAAGAAGAGTTTAATAATAGTACTGCTGTTACTAATGGTGATAAGATTGTACTAACTCATAGCCTTATGTTACAATGGGTAACAGATAATGTAGCTAACAAAGCTGTTTATACTAGACTTAAAGACACTCTATTTACTATTATGTCATACTACGTGAGTGGATATGATATTAAGATAGATAGTATTCCATTTACTTTACTTACTAGAGTATTAAACAATCAAGTTAATATCAGTAAGTCTAGTGTTAAAAAGTTAAAAGACATTGAGGATGATAACAAGTATCAAGAAGCATTAGTTAATCTTTGCACCATTGCAGAGTTTAAAAAGCTAGAAGCTAATGTAACTAACTTAGTTATTAAAGAAGAAGTTAAGGGTATGTTAGATAAACTTACAAAAGAAGAACTAAAAGCTGTTAATCAGTACCTTAGTTATCTTAACAAGAAGGAGGCGTAAGCCTCTTTACTTATATGTAATATATACTTATGTTATAGTTCTTAGTATGATAGATTAATTGTACTTAACTATAACATAACAGTGTATTATATTTATTAGCTCCTATCCTTAACGTATGAGGGTATGGTGTAGTTATTTGGTTAGAGGGTTAGTACTCCCTTATTAAAAGTAGATTAGCATTATGGTAGGGTTATAGCTACCTCTTTATTGTATAGCGTGGGTCAGAAAATTATACTCATATTCCTTATTTAATAGATTAATTGAATAAGATTATGTTATGTGTGTAGTATATTTCCTCTAGTCATTGGGCATAGGCTATTGTAAAGGTTAATAGTATATTAGTATTTAATAGTATAGTAGTATGTAATAAACTACTATATTACAGAGTATTAATAGGGAGAGTTACTGGAATGGAGAATAACTATAAAAATATTAATCATAACACCTCATCAGAAGCATTTTAAGGTATGTAGAAGGCTAAAACAGTTGTTAGGTATAGATATATCTATCCTTTAGTATAAAAGAGCTTGTAGAGAATATTGGTTAAGGTAGTATTAAGTATATAGTTTTTGCTATAATACACTCCCTTATAAGAAGAAGTTAGAAAGGGTTAAATATATCCCTCAAATTAGGAGTTAATAATGTGTAGTAAATGTGTACCTAGTAGAGATGAAGTTAATACCCTACTTAAACAAGATAGAGAGTTACAATCGTTAGATTATTATAGTACTAATATACGGAATTATGATATGTCTACACATGCTATACTATTTTGTGAAAGAGCTATAAATTTCTTATTACCTTATGTAGATTATGGTAAAGATAATAATCTAAGTTTATCATGTCACTACACAGTAACTATAATAGAGAACCATAGTGATATATATTATATATATAAACTAACATCTGAAGGATTATATGGTGCTAAATATTGGGAAGGTAATTGGCAATGGAAGCAACTTAAACTATATACCTTCCTTTCTAGTAGAGTAGAGGATTTACTACTACTAAATAGTCTTATGGAAGAGTATGCCTCATTACAATATTCTTATAATGAAGAGCATTTTAGTATTGTTGATGATTTAGTAGAAGGTTATAATAATACTACTGTACCTAGTTGTATGCAAGATTATGGGGATTACTTTGAGAGTGTCAAACATGCTGGTAGCTTGTTAACATATGATAATGGTAAGGTTAAAGCTAGAGCTATTATATGGAGTAGTAAATACTTAGAGTATGATGATGAGTGTAGTGAGGTATTAGATGAATCAAGGGGGTTAATGGATAGAATATACCCATCTACCAACCATACTATTATTAAACTATTCAAGACATATGCTAGGAATAATAACTTAGTATGTAAGGCGTATCAGAATTATGATAATAGGAAAGAAGTAGAGTATAATGGTGTAGAGTATAAAGCTAAGATAGAGTTACTTATTGATACACCTCATGTAGATGGTTCTACTTCTATGCCTTATATGGATACCTTTAGATTTAGTGATGGTATTAACTTAAATAATTATGAATATAATCTACCTTATACTCTAACTAATACTGATGGTACTGTGGACGGTGTAGCGTATGCTACATGTACACATTGTGGGTGTTCATTAGATGAGGATGATGTATACTATGATAGTGATGATGATGATACTTGTTGTTCAGAGTGTTATTATGAACATAACTTTACATGTGCCTGTTGTGGTAGAAACTACTCTACTGATGATATGCTAACAATACAGGATAAAGGTATAATTGTGTGCCAAAGCTGTGCAGACAATAACTATGTTTATTGTAATGACCTTGATGGATATGTAGAATATGATTATATTATTACAGAGGATAAAGGAGTATATACACTAGAGTATGCAGAATCAACTTGTTACTTTATAGATGAGGTAGATGAATGGTACTACTACCATAATAACTATGAAGATAGACTAGCTGAACTTAACAAAGATAAGGAAGAAGAAGATGAGTAACACATACACTATAGAAGATTTCCTAAGAGCTGTAACACATACAGATGTTATTAATATGATGTTAGAGGTAGTAGATACTACTAAGTTTAATGTGTATACTAGTACTAAGTACACCTTTATTACACCTAAAGAAATTGTTAAGTATGTACCACTACTATCCGCACATACTGATACTGTTCATAAGGTTAAGCCTACTAAACTTACTAATATTAATGGTACTATTACTAACCCTAATGGTGGATTAGGTGCAGATGATAGAGCTGGTTGTTATATTATGTATCTATTACTACTATCTGGTGTAGCTGAAGACTATATGTATATCTTAACAGATGAGGAGGAGATAGGAGGTGTAGGAGGTTATGAGTTTGTTAATAGCCAAGTCTTTGAGGATATTGTAGTAACTTATGCCTCTTGTTTCATTGGATTAGATAGAAAAGGGAGTAGTGATTGTGCATCATATGGTTATGACAATGAAGCCCTTATTGATATTCTAAGTAATGTAGGGTATCTAAGTACCTATGGTTCATTTACAGATGTAATGACATTCTCTCAATATAGTCATATAGCTTGTGTTAATCTATCTATTGGGTACTACAAGGAACATACTAAGGATGAGTGTTTAGTAGTAGATGAGATGATGAATACATACAATGTACTATTAGACTTGTGTGCTGACCTTTGGGAGAATCAATATGTAGAGGAGTCAGTACCTTATACTAACTACTCTTATAATGACTATGATAATAAGTACGTCCCTATAGTGTGTGACCAATGTGGTAAACATACTGCATTATATGATTATGGTTGGGGTAACATATGCGAGGATTGTATAATAGACTTAGAGAGTAATATTGAGGTGTAGTTACTACTGGAACCTAGCATTACTACAAAAATTAAAGAGGTGAATTATGGACAGATTAGATAGGGATTTAAGAGAGTACTATGATAAGTGTGAAAGTGCAGAAGAGGAGTACTACAAGTTCTGTGAGGATTTATATATAGAGTTAGATGAACATATTAATAGTATATATAATATTATACTTAGTAAATCTACATCACATGAGTGGTTAACTTATATGGAAGCTAGAGAACTAGCTATAGAATATCTTAAGGAGAACTTATGACAGTTAAACAATATGACCAGTTCCTAGCTGACTTTGTTAAAGGTGACACCATTGTAGACTCTCAGTGGCTTCAAAAGTACTTCAGACAACACGAAGCATTGGTTAGATCTAATAAGCAGCTACAAGAGAGATATGACCTTCTGGCTACTATATCTGATAGAACAGAATTAATTAGATTGGATATAACATGTTAAGTAAATTCAATAAATGGCTAGATAGCTTACCAGACTGGGAATGGGCATCCTTAATGATAGGTATGTCACTGGTAGTATCTTATGCTATCTTAGGAGGATTACAATGATTAGAGTAATACTTATACTACTATCAATCTTATCACTATATGGATGGCTAGGTTATAGAACATATATGTCATACGTATATGAAGATGATATTGTAATTATAGTAAAAGATGTAGCTGATAGACAGCAACAGATTGATGAGCTTAACGCTACAGTACAAGAGTATGAAGGCTATAAGTTTGCTAATGAAGCATTGCTACAGCATTGTAATCCAAGTGATGTAGTTAAAGCTATCAAAGCCACACCACTACCAAAGAGAGGATAATATGAAAGTTACACTATTAAATGAACCCACACTTAAATTCGTAGATTTAGGTATTGGAATGTGTTGGGGGAAAGGTGGATATGGTTTTGATACTGAGAAAGGAAAAGAACGTATTGAAAGAGTATGTAATAAGAACCAACATAGCTCAATGCTACGGTTTGTACAGTATATCTTTGAAGTAGAGCTATCTACATCAGCATTGCTTGAATGGACTAGGCATCAAGTAGGAGTTGATTATGCAGTTAAGTCTACACGTTATTGCACCAAACAAGATGGTGATGCTATGCAAGTTGAATACAGCAGAAATGATTTAGTAAATGCTATGCTTGACTCACACATGAATGAGATTAAAGACCTCATTAAAGACTATCCAGCTATTGCTAACGATGATTTGAAGCTATTACTTCCTCAAGGGTTTATCTACACTATGCAAGTGCAATTTAATGCACAATCATTACAGCACTTCATTAGGCTACGTTCTGATAAGTCAGCTCATTATCACATTAGAGACTTAGCTAACTTACTGTACTGGAAGATACCAGCAGAACATCGTTATCTTTTTATAGATAGTCTAAAAAGTGTGTAGTCAATGGATAGGAAAAATAGTAGAAAAATATCATTATAAATGTTACAATAGGAAACAATGCTATAATCCACTACCATAGTGCCAAAACAATGTGAAGAGGGAGCTTATCCCGCACCTGTTACTAGGTTTGTCAACTAAGGGTACACTCCATTGGCATATGTAGTATCAACCTGATAATAGTGTACTTGTTCAGGGTAACATACCTAGCCGTTAGGTTAACAAAGTTCCTTTTGTAAGTCTAGGTAGTAATTATATGGTGGTAGCTCAATGGACAGAGCAAGATACTTCTAATATCTAGGTTGTGTGTTCGATTCACACCCATCATACCATAAGGAATAAAATGATAAAAGAAATAAATGATAGATATTTAATAGATACATTAGGCAATGTACACTCCATTAAAAGAAATGGGACTAAAGGAGGGATACTCAAACCAACCATATCAAGTAATGGCTATTATGTAGTTATGTTAAGTCCTTCTAGAAAACCTACTAAAGTTCATAGGCTAGTAGCTGAAGCATTCATACCTAATGATTACAACAAACCTTTTATAAATCATATTGATGGAAATAAATTAAATAATACTATTGATAATTTAGAATGGTGTACTTCTAAAGAAAATGCTATACATGCCCACAGAATTGGGTTAGCAAAACCAAAAAGAGGAGTTAACAACTCACAAGCAAAATTAACTATTAAAGATGTTGAGTATATAAGAAGTAGCTATGTTCCCAGAAGCATTATCACAGGTGCTAGAGCATTAGCTAGAGAGTTTAGTGTATCTCATACTGTAATTTTAGATGTGCTATCACATAAATCTTACTAAGTGAGACCATAAGTTTTTACATGAGGTGAATATGAAAGGTACAATAGAGATACAGAAACAGTTTGAAGAACAACAAAAAGCTGAAACTATTTCTAAGTATATAGAGAGTGTTAGAAAAGCAATAGAACAAGATAGATTTGAGCAGACATCAGAAGCACAATATATTATAAAATCAGTACTACCTCTATACTCTTCCCATCTAAATACTTATTTTAATACCTCTTTTAGAGGGGACAAAGAAAAAGATAGAAGGTTACTAGCATTAATGTGTAGTGATACTGATGTAATATCTGTAGTTGTTCTAAGTTCATTACTAAATGCATTAGCTAAGAATGAGAGTAGAACAACAGTAGTATCTAATATGATTATGAGAAACATCTACAAAGTGTTTAATAAGAATGAGATAACAGAAGCTAACCCTAAGTTTATTAGTTACTTAGGTACAGAGTTTAAAAGGGCATCTACTAAAAGGAAAAGTCAGTTAATAGACACACATATTAAACATCTAAAAGACTTTGACTTTACTGTAGTAGAATCCTCCTCTATGACTAGAATAGGGGCAACCTTACTAAGTCTATTAATAACAAGTGGGGCAGGTGTTATTGAGCAGTATAAAGTAGTTCATAAAAATAGAACATACAACAACTTACGGTTTACTAATAATGCTAAAGAGGCTATCATACATGTAGGTAGGAGTGTAATAGGTAATATTAACCAGATGCTAAATAACTTACCTTGTGTAGTGCCACCTATTGAATGGGAAAAGGGTATGACTGAGGGGGGGTATTATGTTACACCTTGTAGACTAGTAAAGACTAAACATAAGGAAGCTAGAAAATTCTTAGAGAAAGAAGACTTTAGTAATGTACTACCTATTGTTAATAAACTACAGAATGTACCTTGGAGAATAAATAAAAGAGTAGTAGAGTTTATTACAGATGTGTATGAAGGTAATTTACTAGACCCTACTAATACTACTAAACTACCTAAACTTTATTGTGGCTTACCTACTCCTAATCCTTACCATGTAGATGAACTGATAAGTAGGGAAGAGTTTGGTGTTGTACAAGATGGTTGGAAATTAGGTAAGGAGGAGTTTCATCAATACTATAAACATAGAAATGAATTAATTATCCTACTTGATAAGGAGATGGGTAATAGGTTATCACTTAATTTTGCCCTTAATGTGGCTACTAAGATGTGGGATTTTGAAGAGTTCTACTATGTACACCAACTAGATTACAGAGGTAGAATATATCCTAATGCTACCTTCTTATCAGTACAACAACCAAGTTATATCAAAGCTATGCTTGAGTTTGCTAATGGTGAGATACTAACAGAGGAGGGTGTAGAAGGTTTAAAGATACATATAGCTAACTGCTATGGACTAGATAAGAAGCCTTTTAAGGACAGAATTGATTGGGTTGATGAAAACCTTGACCTAATCCTTTCTGTGGCTTCTACCCCCCTTAAAATGATTCTAGTGATGAATGAAGTAGATAGTCCTTTTGAATTCTATGCTGCATGTTTAGCATATGAAGATTATACTAAAGGATTACCTATACACCTACCAACACAATGGGATGCAACATGTAGTGGTATTCAAGTATATAGTGGTATCTTAAAGGATCCAATAGGTGCAGCTGCTGTTAATGTTACAGGACAACAAAGGTCTGATATATACCAGATTGTAGCTGATAAGGTTAATACATATTTAATACAAGGAGAATACCCAGATGAAATAGCATTTAATGATAGTGAGAGAGTTAGTAGAGTAGTATCTACTAAGATAGAAGCTAATAGCTGTATAGGGCATATAACAAGAAGCCTTGTTAAACGTAATACAATGACCGTTCCTTATTCAGTCACTCTAAGAGGAATGAGTGACCAACTTAAAGATGAACTAGATGAGCTAAAGTTTAAGAACAAAGTCTTCTGGCAAGGAGACAAATGGGTAGTTGAGAAGCTACTAACACTACTAAACCATAGAGCTATTTATGATACAGTAGAAGGTGCAAGGATAGGGCAAGAGTATTTTAAAGATGTAGTAGGATTACTAGATACACCAGCTGTATGGTATACACCTGTATACACCCTACCAGTATTTCAACCTTCTTTTAAAGTAGAGACAGTACAAGTAGCTACCTTATTAGGAAGACTATCTATTGTAAAACAAACTAATATCCTTAACAAAAGAAAACAAGTCAATGCTATTGCTCCTAATATTATTCATAGTCTAGATAGTACACTACTATATGGTACTGTAGATAGATTTACACATGATATAGGAACAATACATGATTGTTTTATGGTACACCCAAACCATTGGAAAGAGATTAAAGAGTGTTATCAAGAGTCTTTCATAGCTCTTATCAATTCTAACCCTATTGAGTATATTGGTAACCAATTAGATATAGAAGGTGTAATACCTCTACCTATCTTAGGAGACTTAGATGTAGATAGTATTAGAGAAGCACAATATATTATTTCTTAGAGGAGACATAATGAGTAAAAAAGCAACAGTACAAGAAGAGAAGTTGTTACTAGAAGTAACTATGATTAAAGATGAGATGTATATGACTAGTGGTGCTAATTGGTTAGAGTTGTATTCTATTGTAAGACATCTAGTAGACTCACTAGCAACAAATGCTGAAGATGGTATTACATATAATGACATCTTAGATAGCTTGAAGGAGGTTGGTATGAATGCTGAAGTTGATATGTAACTACTGTGGTATAACTTTTGAATCAGGTGATAGTTGTATCTGTAAAGATATAGGTGATAGAAAGTGGGCTGTGTATACAGAGTTACTGGAATCCAAGTTTAAAGAAAAAATCTCAAACACAAAAACAAAAAGAGGAAATAAAGATGGTAGCAACAGAAAATAAAGGTAAAGTAGTATTTGGTAAAGATGATGTTCACTTTGGATACATCAAAGGAAAATGTAAATGGGCTAAGGTACTACAACCGGATAATTATGGTAACTTTAGTATTAGTATGTATGTAGATGATACTACACTAGATGAACATAAAGAGCTATTCAATAAGATGATTAATGATGCAGCTGAGGCTGTTAAAGAAGTAGGTAAAGTAGTTAAAGGTACAGCAGATTGTACTAAGGAAGATAAAGAAGGTAAAGAGTTCTTTGGATTTAAACTACCAGCTGAAGGTTATGAAGGTAAACAAAACCATATTGAAATCTTTGATATGTATGGGAAGAAAGTAGATGATTGGGATAACCTGATTGGTAATGATAGTACAGTTAAGATTAAGTATATGGCTAAACCTTACTATATGGCTACTACTAAGCAAGTAGGCTTATCATTTCGATTCTATGCAGTACAGATAATTAATCTAAATGAGTACTCAGGTGCTGGTAGTTCTGGGTTTGGTGATGAGACAGATTCCGCCCCATTTGATAATACCTCAGAGGAATTTTGATGGAGGGGTTCAGTATTGAACTCCCTATCTCTTTAGAAATCGGAGTTAAGAAAAAGAAGAAGTATTATTTGAACTTAAATATATACAGAAACACACCTTTTCATCTTAACAATACTCTAAAGAAAGAGTTTAAGAAGATTGTAACACCTATGTTTCCAGATGTATTCTATGAAAAATACACTATTACATATGTATTATACCTTCCTAACCTACTAAAGAGAGATATTAGTAATGTGTGTAGTGTAGTAGATAAGTTCTTTGTAGATGCTATGGTAGAAGCAGGATTAGCTCCTGATGATAACTACAATCATCTACCTTTAGTTACCTATAAGTTTGGTGATATACATCCAAAGGAAGGTAAAGTAGTAGCTCATGTGACAAGGATTGATTAATGAGTAAAAAGAAAGAATTACCTAAAGGGGAGTTCTTATATCATACACAGTGTGAATGTGGTAGTAGTGATGGCTTAGCTGTTTACTCTAGTGGTACAGGTTACTGCTACAAGTGTGGAAAATACTATAATAATTTAGGGGGGGATATGCCAAATGGAACTGATAGACACTTATCATCAGGATTTACTGATGCTACTTGGGAGAAAGCAGATACTACTCAATTCAGTACAGTGGTCAGAGGGATTTCCCCTCAAATATATAACCAATATTCTTACTTCAAGGCACCAGATGGTTCCCATGTTATCAACCATTATGATTTACAAGGAAATATTGTCGCCCAGAAGTACAGATTCAAAGACAAAACCTTTACTTGGAAAGGGAATAATAAACAGAGTGTGCCTTTTGGGATGGGGCAGTGGAGGTCTGGTGGTAAAAGGATAACAATTACTGAAGGAGAGCTAGACTGTCTAAGTATTGCAGAAGCACTAGGAGGTAAGTACCCTGTAATTAGTATTAATAATGGTGCAGGTAGTGCAGCAAAAGAATTACAAGAACATATAGAATTCCTAAATAGTTATCAAGAAATTGTACTATGGTTTGATAATGATTCAGCAGGTCAGGCAGCAATTAAGAAAGTAGCAACATTGTTCCCTGTAGGTAAAGTATATATTGTAAATTCTGGCACATATAAGGATGCTAATGAAGTACTACAGCAGAAAGGGAAGGCAGGTGTACTACAGTATTATTATGAAACTAAAAAGTATGCTCCAGATGGTATTGTTATTGGTAGCAGTCTGGATTACGATAGTCTTATCAGTTTCTCTTCTACTCCTAGTTTTACTACCCCCTATCCTGAATTAGATAAAGTAACTAAAGGTATTAGAAAAAGAGAATTAGTTATGTTTACAGCAGGTAGTGGTATTGGTAAATCTACTATTGTTAGAGAGATAGCATATCATCTACTAACTGAACATAAGTGTAAGATAGGGTATGTTGCACTAGAGGAATCTGTACAGAGGACAGCATTAGGTCTTATGAGTATTCATATGGAACAACCTGTCTATATGCAAGAGATTATGGAAGAAGCAGATAAGACTAAAGTACATGCAGCTTATGAAGCAGTTGTTAATAATGACAATCTTCTTCTATATGATAGCTTTGGTAGTATTGAGTCTGACAATCTTCTATCAAAACTACGTTACCTTGCAGTTGGTATGGAGTGTGACTTTATCTTCCTTGACCATATTAGTATTGTTATTAGCGGTACTGAGGATTTGGGGGATTCAGAGAGAAGAGCAATAGATATTCTAATGACAAAGCTTAGAAGTCTAGCAGAAGAAACAGGTGTAGGTATTGTAGCAGTAACACACCTTAAGAGACCACAAGGTAGCAATAAAGGTTATGAAGATGGACTACAGGTATCTCTATCAAGCCTTAGAGGTAGTGGTAGTATTGCACAACTAAGTGATACTGTTATTGCTTTAGAGAGAGATCAACAATCATTACTACCAGATGTAGCTACTGTAAGAGTACTAAAGAACAGATATGCAGGTGTTACAGGAGTAGCAGGAAAGGTTAAATACTACACAGGACAAGGTAGATTACTACCATTTGAAGAGACAGAGGAGTTTAGTAATGAATCAGGAGAAGATGAGTTCTAGTACAGTAATAGTAGACATTGAAACAGATGGATTACTACTAGATTGTACTACTATGTGGGCAGGAGTAACATATAATATTGAAGAAGACAAGGAGATAGTATGGTATGAGCCTATAGCACTAAGTAACTATTTATTAGGTAAACACATAGTAGGACATAATGTACTAGGATTTGACTTACCAGTATTAACTAAGCTAACTAATATTACTTTTGATACCTGCAGAGTTACTGATACACTTATACTAGCTAAGTTAATATTCTATGATAAAGATAAGTCTTGGTCACATTCTTTAGATGCTTATGGTGAAAGATTAAAGTTTCCCAAAGGTACACACAATGATTGGTCTAAACTATCAGATGAGATGGTAGAGTATTGTAAGAGAGATGTACAGGTTACTACTAAACTATACCATAAGCTTATAGAGAAATCTGATTGGATGCATAGAGATACTCTTGTATTTGAACAAGAAGTACAAAAGATTATTATACAACAATACTTAAATGGTTGGTCATTTAATGTAAAGGAGGCACAGAAGTTACATGTTGAATTGGTACAAGAATTACAAAATGCTGAACAGACTCTGTTTGAAACATTTAAGCCCTTATTCTTGCCTGATGGTAAAGCTAAAACACCTGCTAAACCTTTTACAAGGATGGGTATTACTACATTGGGACCTCATCAACCTATTAAGCTCACTAGCTTTAATGCTGGCAGTGGTAGCCATATTGTTTGGTGGGTAGAGCAGTTATATGGTAAACAGGAATGGCTACTAACAGAGAAAGGTAATCCACAAACAGATGCTGATACATTAGAAGAGATGTTTAGTAGCTATGATTGGGCTAAACCATTACTACATTACTTTGAAGTAAAGAAGATACTAGGACAGTTAGCAGAAGGTCCTAAAGCTTGGCTTAAGATGCTAAATAATGATAAACTACATGGGAGTGTTGATATACTAGGTACTAATACTGGTAGAGCTACACATAACAACCCTAACCTTGCACAAGTACCAAGTCCTAGAGCCTACAAAGGTAAGGAAGCTAGACAATTATTCATACATACAAAAGGTATGGTGAATGTAGGCTGTGACTTATCAGGAGTAGAACTCAGGTGCTTAGCTCACTATATGGGTGATGTAGCTTACACAAGACAACTACTAGAAGGGGATATTCATACTGTTAATCAACATGCAGCTGGATTACCTACTAGAGATAACGCAAAAACATTCATCTTAACGGAGTTACAATAAAATTCCAAGGATGACTTTATGAGTAATCATAATGACAAAAACAAATTGAATTCAGGGAAACTCTTACCAAGTAATGTTGAAGACAATCCTGAGCCAAGTTTCAAATACCCTAATGGTTATTTTAAAGATAAGAAGTGTAAGAGTTGTAATAAGGTATTCACTCCTACAAATCCTTGTAATAGTTATTGTTCTACTTCATGTAAAAAGAATAATGCTTACTATAAAAGAAACTATGGTATTACTAATGTACAATTCAAACAATTAAAAGAACATCAAAAAGAGTTATGCGCTATATGTGGTAGTAAAGGTTTCATCATAGGAATGAAAGGACACTATGAAAAGTTAGCAATAGATCATAATCATAGTTCAGGTAAAGTAAGAGGATTACTTTGTCATAATTGTAATAGGGCATTAGGTCTTCTACAAGATAATATTACAAATCTATATAAAGCTATAGAATATCTTAAGGATGATGGAGAAGGTGCAACGACTATCCTGAAAAGGAGTACACTCAAGTGAGTGGAAGCGGTTTGCCCCTCTAAAGGAGGGTGATGATATAGTCTGAGCTATATGGAAACATATAGAAGTTCATAGGAGAACTGGCAGTGATTAACGAACACTGTTGAACATAACTGATGGATTCTTGTATGGGGCAGGTGATGCGAAGATAGGTAAGATAGTTAATGGAACTAGTAAAACTGGGAAAAAACTTAAGACACAGTTTCTAAGTGGATTACCTGCATTAGGTGAACTCATTACAAAGGTACAGAAAGCAGCTAAGAGAGGCTACCTAGTAGGTATTACAGGTAGAAGACTTCATGTTAGAAGTCCTCACTCAGCATTAAATGTACTACTACAATCATTAGGTGCTTATATATCTAAAGAGTGGATGATAGTAGCTAATAAATTAATTAAAGATAACAACCTTATTGTTAATCAATTAGGATGGATACATGATGAGCTACAGGTAGAGTGTTATCCTGAAGATGTAGAAGTAGTTATGAAACTATTAGAAGAAGCTGCAACAATAGCAGGAAATAACCTACAACTAAGGTGTAGAATAGATGCAGAAGCTAAACAAGGGATGAGCTGGTATGATGTCCACTAGTACACAGAAAAGAATAGAGAACTGGAATAAGGTGTTTGATTTCTTTGGAGGTAAAAGATGTATGGTATGTGGTATAGAATCCGCACATCCTATATATGAGCTACACCATCATGACCAAACAGGTAAGGAAGTTACTATTAGTAAGATTATGCACCATAGTTGGGGTAAGATTGAAGCTGAGTTAAGAAAGACAATACTAGTATGTAGTAATTGTCATAAAACTATACACGATATTGAAAGAAAGAGGAAGAAATGACTTATAATATTATTCAAGACATTGTAGAATGGAATACAACAAGAGGTAATACTGAGTTTAAAGGTGACTTAGAGTATAATATGTTACATGAGGAACTAAATGAGTATATGTATGCTTATCCTAAGACACTTACAGATAAGTTTGGTGTATTAGAAGAGGAAGAGTTTGTAGGTAAAGAGGATGAGATTATTGAATACTTAAACACTAAAGAGTTCTTAGAAGATTGGAGAACTAATCAACTAGATGCACTTGGTGATCTTATCTTTGTAGCTATTGGTAGTATGAGTAAGATATTAGATGGAGATTATGTAGCAGTAGAAGAAGTACTTATGAGTATTATTGCAGCTAACAATACTAAATCAGCTACAAAGAATGAAGAAGGAAAGATTACTAAACCTAAAGATTTTGTAGGACCTGAGAGTATTATTAAGAGTATCTATAAAGGAGTTAAAGATGGGCAAAGTAGCTGAGATGGAACAACTAAGAAAAGAGATGATGCAAGATTTAATGATGCAAGAGATTATGGAGTATCATATTCCTATTAGAGAGAATCCTCTGTCTACTGTTAGTAAAGAGTTTGCTAAGTCTACACAAGTAGGAGGTACACACTACCAACTACCTATTCAACCTATTGAGTATATTACTAAGAATAACTTAGGGTATATTGAAGGTAATGTTGTTAAGTATGTTACTAGACATAAGAGTAAGAATGGGGCAGAGGATATTAAGAAAGCTATCCATTACTTACAAATGTTATTGGATACATATGAGACAAAGTGAATATCTATACGGATGCACACCAGATGAATTTGCAGTAGTAACTATTATTCAACAGAAGCTATATGAATCTAAGATACAACAAGCATATGAACTTATTACACTACTACACCAAGAGGATCTAATGACTAGAGACTTTGATAGAATTAGACAAGCACATAAGGCTATAAAATTTAATGAAAAATTACTAGAGGAATTATTATGAGTGAAAGAATTAACCAACTACTAAAGAGTACATATAGAGATAAAGGTACTAACTTCTCTGTATCACAATTAACCAAGCCTAGCTACCAACTATGGGTAGAATATCATGCACCTAAAGAAGCTATTAGAGAGTCTACAGTATCCTTTAAATCATTCCTAGGTAGTGCTATGCACTCAGCATTTGAACATACTGATATTGCAGGTGTAGTACAGGAGTTCACTTGGATCAAGACACTTAATGGTGTTACTATTGGGGGTACAGCAGATAGACTTGACTGGAGATATAGTATTAACAAGTGGCAGATCGGGGACTATAAACTGAAAGGTGAGTACTCTTATAAGAAGTTTATTGAAGGTGAACAAGATAAAGAAGTAATGCAACTTAGTATCTATAGATGGTTATTTGATGGGCTATTTGATATTGAAGATAAAGCAGTTATCTACTTATTCATGAATGGGCATACTGCTAGAAGTAAATACCCAGAGATGCAAGAAGTATGGCTAAACCTACTACCTGTTAAGACTATTGAATCCCTTATTACTAATAAGATTATGGTAGCAACAGGTGACAAGGCTCCTCCAGTCGATTGTGAGACAGTATGGTTGTGTAATTACTGTAGTGCTAGAAACTATTGTCCAGCTGATATTGCTAAGAATAAGAAGAAAGGTGGATTTGCAGATGAAAGTTGATCCAAATAGAGGATGGGATAACTTACCAGAATTTAGTAAGGAGATGTATAAAGAAACATACTTCTTAGCTAATGAGAATTATGATGATTGGTTAATTAGATTAACAGAAGCATACTGTGATGATTGGGAACATACACAAAGAATTAAGATGTATATTAGTAACTACTGGTTTCACCCTTCTACTCCAATATCAGCTAATGCGGGATTACCTAGTAGAGGACTACCTATTAGTTGTTTTACTAATGAAGTAAAGGATTCAAAGGATGGAATATTCAATAACTATGAAGAGAACTTCAGGCTTGGTGCTAGTGGAGGTGGTATTGGTACAGACTGGTCAGCAGTCAGAGAGCTTGGAGCAAGCATTGGAAGTAATGGGAAATCTTCAGGCATTGTCCCATTCATTAAGGTTTCAGATTCAAGCACCCTTGCAGTATCACAAGGAGGACTTAGACGTGCATCACAAGCTGTATACCTTGATGTATCACACCCTGAGATAGAAGAATTCATTGATATCCGTAGACCTACAGGAGATGGTAATAGAAGAAGCCTAAACATCCATCATGGTGTTAAGTTATCAGATTCTTTTATGAGAGCTGTAGAAGCTAGGACTATGTGGGATTTAGTATCTCCAAAAGATAATAGGAGTGTTAAGAAAGTAGATGCATTTGATTTGTGGCAGAAGATTCTAGTATCTAGAGTTGAAACAGGTGAACCTTATCTATACTTTACTGATACTGTTAATAAGATGCTACCTGATAATTATATAAGAAAAGGTTGGGGAGTATCTACTAGTAATCTATGTACTGAGATATTTTTACATACTGATAGTAGATATTCTGGTGTATGTTGTTTAAGTAGTCTTAACATCGAGTACTTTGATGAATACAAAGATAATTTATACCAAGTAGTAAAAGATGTTATGCTATTCTTAGATAATGTACTACAATCTTTTATAGCTAAGGCTAAAGATTTAAAAGGGTTTGAAGCAGCTGTAACAGCAGCAGAGTATGAAAGAAGCATAGGACTAGGTGTTATGGGATTTCATAGCTACCTACAGTATAAGAATATTCCTATTGAGTCTCCTATGGCTGTTGGTATAAACAATAGTATCTTTAAAGACTTAAGTGAATGTGTAACTAGTGTTAATATTAATATTGGTATTATTAAAGGAGTCTGCCCCCTAAGTAAAGAAGTAGGTACTCCCTATAGATTTACCACTGCTATGGCTATTGCACCTACTGCTAGTATTAGTTCTCTATGTAATGTAACTAGTCAAGGTGTTGATCCTAGAGTAGCTAATATCTACTCACACAAGACTAAGATTGGTACACATATTATTAAAAATAAATATCTAGAACAAGCACTAGAAAAGGTAGGAATGGATAATGAAGAAGTATGGAAATCTATTAAAGAAAATCAAGGTAGTGTTCAACATCTCCCTATTAGTGATTGGCTTAAACTTGTATATAAGACAGCCTATGAATTGGATAACCTATGGCTCATTGAATTGGCAGGGAATAGACAGAAATATATTGACCAAGGACAAAGTATCAATGTATTCATCCCTTCCGACTCTAATGTAGAGTACGTGTATAATATTCATATGGCTGCTTGGGTTAAAGGATTGAAGTCATTATACTACTGTAGAAGTACTACAGCAAATAGAGCAGTAGTAGGAAATATTATTGAAAGAAAGGAAACTAACTATGCAGAATGTCTCAGCTGTCAATAACTTAATCACCTCAAGTACATTAGAGACTTGGGGAGATACATCATATGATGAGGCTTATAGCTTCTACAAGACACATGAATCACTACACTGGCTACCTGAAGAAGTAAACTTAGCAGAAGATGTTTCAGACTTTTCTAAAGAAGCTGAGGGTAATAAACAAGGTATTACTAACCTACTAAAACTATTCACACAGAATGATTTAGAAGTAGCTAGTGGGTATGATGTACTACTAAGAATCTTTAAACCTACTAAAGTTAAGATGATGCTTAGAAGTAATGCTGCTAGAGAAGGAGTACATATTGATGCTTACTCTCAACTAACAGATACTTTAGGATTCAATAATGATTTCTATAAAGAGTTCTTAGAAGTACCTATTATGAAGGGTAAGATTGACTACTTAGAAAAGTGTAAGGTAAAGAAGTATGAAGATTATATTGCTTCTGGACTAACACATAAACAAACAGTAGTACAATATAAAAGGGATGTAGCCCTCATGTTAGCGGTGTATGCTGCACTAACAGAAGGTGTTAGTCTGTTTGCACAATTTGCTATGTTACTAAACTACCAACTACACAATAAGTACAAAGGTATGTGTCAGATGGTAACATGGAGTATCAGGGATGAAGAACTACATGTACAATCTAATAGCTGGCTATTCAATCAATTCATTAAAGAGAATCCTGAGATATGGGATGACTCATTAAAGAAAGTTATTTATGGGGCAGCTAGACAAATTGTAAGAAATGAGAAAGAGTTACTAGACTACTTATACACTAATGGTACTTATACTATATCAAAAAATGATATGAAAAAGTACATTGAATATATCACAGACAGAAGATTACTAGGTATAGGTCTTAAAGGTAACTTTAAAGTTAAACATAATCCACTTAGTTGGTTAGAAGATATACTTAATACTGTAGAGTTTAGTAACTTCTTTGAGCAAAGGTCTACAGAGTACTCAAAAGGACAGCTACAAGGGAGTTGGAATGAGTTGAAAAATAAATCTATGCTATAATACACTACCATAGTGGGAAAAGGAAAAGAATAAATACTATTATATAATATATACTATATAATATTACTAATATAATAATATTAATATTAAATATATAATACTACGTATAAAGATATTTAAATAAATAATTATATTAATATATATATACTATATATAGTTACTTTGTAAGAGA